CATTCATAAGTGGGTTATCTTGGTTTGGTGTTGACATAACTTTTAGTTTATCACCTTTTGTTAGTATCAACCACACCCATCCTGAACCAAATCTTTCTTGAGCAAATTCTTCAAAAACAGTTTTAAATTCTCTATAACTTCCAAAATCTTTCTTAATTTTTTCTAAAATATCACCTTGTATTTTTTGTTTTTTAGGTGACAACATTTTCCAAAATAATGCATGATTGAAAGCTCCACCCGCATTATTTCGTATAGTTTCGTCGTACTTACTAATTGATTTAATGATTTCTTCTAACTCTAAATCTCCGTAGTCTTTTTGAGAAAGTGCCTTGTTTAATTTTTTAACATACCCTTTGTAATGTTTATTATAATGGGTTGACATCGTTTCTGAATCAATAAAGTTTTTTAATGCAGAATATGAGTAAGGTAATTCTTCAATACCTATACGTTTCATCTCATTCAAAATAAATTGTTGATTTACTTTAAATTCCTCTTTTAGAAGTTGTTCGTTAATTAGATTGATTCTATCTTCAATCTTTTTCATATTGTATTATTTAATAATAAATAACCTGAAAGTTTGAATTATCTTAAGTTATTAATTTTATTCATGATTTCTTCAACAATATCCCCTGAATTAAGGTTATCACCCATAACAGTTGCAATGTTTTGTTTTTTGTTATTAATCATGTCGTATATGATTCCTTCTATTGTGTTTTCAAATATTGGGTAGTAAACTGATACTGAATTCTTTTGACCGTAACGATATGCTCTATCTTCAGCTTGTGATAAGTCACCTGGTACAAATGAAAGGTCATTTATAATAACCGCTTCAGCGGCGGTAAGAGTAATACCTACACCTGCTGCTTTAATATTACCAACAAACACTTTAATTTTATCATTTTCTTGGAATTGGTCAACCGCATATTGTCTTTGAGGTTTTGTACAACTACCATCTAAATAAACCGCTTGTTTACCAAAGTGGTCTTTGATTTTATTTAAAGTTTCAGTGAAATTTGTAAAGATAATTACTTTTTTATCTTGGTCTAAAATATTTTGGGCAAGTTCTATTGTACTATTAACCTTTTCATCTGAGATAACTTGTCTCACTTTCATAAGTTTTGAAAATTGTACAGTTAATGATGATGATTCTTCTTTTTTATTATCGTACCAATTGTAATACTCACCCATCAAACCTTCATATAATCTTGACTTCAATCTCAAATAAACGGGTGTAATGATTTTATCAGGTAAATCCAAGACATCTTCTTTTAATCTTCTCAAAACTTGTCTTGATGTTCTATCTCTTAATTCTTCTAAATTAGATGCTCCTGTAACATTCCAAACTTTTCTATTTCCAGCTTTAAACTGATATCCTTGACAATATCTTATAGCATATGCCATCCAATTTTGAGCAACAGGACTTTCAATTAAACTTAACAAATTAAAATAATTCATTGGTCTTGAAGTCATCGGAGTTCCCGTTAATAACCACAATCTATCAACCTTTTTTGAGAAATTATTAACTAATTTTGTTCTCTGAGCTTGTCCGTTTTGAACATAATGTGCCTCATCAATAATGATTAGGTCGGGATTGAATTGATTAATTAAAGAGGTTTCTTTTTCTTTTAAATCGTAAAAATTCTTAAGAATATCATAGTTAACAATTACAAAATCGTGGTCTATTGAGAAGTTTTTACCCTCAGCAATATAAACACTTTTGTCAGTATAATTTTTAATCTCTCTTTCCCAATTTATTTTAAGTGATGCGGGACAAATGATTAGAATTTTCTTTGAACCCGTCTCTAATGATGCAATAATTGTTGAGGTAGTTTTACCAAGACCCATATCATCCGCCAAAATAAATCTTTTACTACCAACAAGTTTTTCAATCGCTTCTTTTTGGTGGTCTAACGGAGGTCTATGGGAATATTTTGAATAATCTATTGTTACCTTCTCAACAACATGAGTTTTAATTAACGCTCCCTTTGGTAACCAAAAATCATGAATCTCTTCAGATTCAAATAGTTTACCCCAAATATGATAAGATTTCTCTTTTTCGGCTAATAATTTCTCAACCCAAACATTTTTAGGTATTTCAGTATAAAGTTTTTCGTCGGCAATCTTCTTTGAGAAATAAGGGTCTAAATCAACCCATTTTTTGGCGACTTTTGGTTGTTTATCGTGGAAATTTATAATATAATCTGATTGAGAACGTGTTAAATAAAACTTTTTACTTTTTTGAAGGTTCTTTTTTAATTTCAGAATATAATTATTTGCACCATCATAGCTTTCAAGAATTGATAATGCTCTTGTTTCAACAGTATTTGGGATATTTGGAGTTGGTAAAAGTTCCAATGTACACTTTTAAATAAAAAATAATCAATTAATTAATATTTATCAATATGTCAGAGAATAAAGTTCCAATAACAAGATTAGGTAAATTTTTTGGAGAAGAAGATTTCGGTTTGGATATCTCAATAGGTTCCGAATGGTTGGAGGGTGATATGAATTTCACATTAGTCCTTTATCGTGTTGATAGAACTAAAACCAAAACTGATGATGTATATGGAGAGACTTTAGTAGATGGTATTAAGTTTTTACCACCTATTGAGTTCAAAGGATATGTTAAAATAATAGCACCTGAAAACAAATATTTAGGTACTTCAAAATTAGACCAAGTAGAACCTGGTAATCTAACTGTTGGTGTATACCAACGTCAATTAGATGAATTGGGTATTGATATTAATTATGGTGACTACATTGGTTATTATGAAACAGAAAGTAGAGTAAGATACTATGTTGTTAATAATGATGGTCGTGTTACATCTGATAATAAACACACTTATGCTGGATATAAACCATTTTATAGGTCAATTATCGCATCTGCAGTTATGAATAATGAATTTAGAGGATTATAATTTATGCCATTACCAAAAAAAATTAAACCTTTTTTACCTTTAACTGAACCTAAAACTTTATTACCAAGAAGGTATGAGTTATTAGAAAAAATTAATAAAGAAGGTACTTACTTACCCAAATCTATTTTACATGCTGATTTGGATAGAGGATTTTTAGATTTTGTAAAAGATGAGTTGAAAACAGTTGTTAATGGTAAGGTTATTCCAACAGTTGATATAATTGTAACAACTCAAAATTGGTCACAATTTGTAGAAACTTGGGATTTTCAAAATTTAGATAAAAATGTTGAGCCTCCTCTTATTACAACAGTTCGAAATCAAGATGTTAAACTTGGTAATTCACCGTCTATAATTTATAATATTCCAAATAGAAGACTTTATTTTTACGCTCAGGTTCCGACATGGGATGGTCAAAGAAATGGTTATGATGTTTATAAAATTCCTCAACCTGTTCCTGTTGATATTACTTTTACAGTAAAAATTATTTGTAATAGAATGAGAGAATTAAATGCGTTTAATAAAGTAGTATTAGAAAAATTCTCTTCTCGACAAGCATATCAAGTTATCAAAGGTCATTATATTCCAATAGTGATGAATAATATTAGTAATGAATCAGAATTATCTATTGAAAAAAGAAATTATTATATTCAAACATATGAATTTACAATGTTAGGATTTTTAATAGATGAGGATGAGTTTGAGGTATCTCCAGCAATAAATAGAGTATTACAAGTTGTTGAGTTAGATGAAAAAGTTTCTAGAAAACAGAAAAAAAATAATAGTAACCCATCAAGTACAACTTTGGATGTGTTATTTCTTGTTGGTAATAGTGTTATTTCACAATTATTTGATTATACCGTTAACCTTAATTTAGGTGACACATTCAATGTCGAACATTTTCAAGTTTATATAAATAATTTATACTACGGTGAAGATATTAGTCAAATACAAGTTAATACAGGAGATGTTGTTAGAATCACTATAACAAAAAACGACGATAGTTTAGAATCAAAAATTCAATTCAACAACCTACTTATTTAATTCTCACCGTAAATATCTTTTTTCGGTTTACAGTTATCCACAATTAGTTTTTCTAAAAATCTATACATGACAATCCCCTTGTCATCACAATACTTTTTAAGTATATCGTGTGTCTCAATTGATATTTTAAGATTTTTTATTTTTTTGATATTATCTGACATATTAGAAAATAGGCAGAAAATAATCTGCCCAATTTATAAATACATTGTATAATGTCAAGTATTTTGTTTTTTTTTCAAATATTTATCTATAAAATAAATTAACTAATAAAAAATCTAGTAATGGCATCTAACAGTAAAGTTTTTGTATCTCCAGGTGTTTACACATCTGAAGTAGACTTAAGTTTTGTTTCACAAAGTGTGGGTGTGACAACTTTAGGTATAGTAGGGGAAACTCTAAAAGGTCCAGCTTTTGAACCAATTTTCATCACAAGTTTTGATGAATTCTCTACTTACTTTGGTGGTACATCTCCTGAAAAGTTTGTGAATACACAAATCCCAAAATATGAAGCTGCGTATATCGCAAAATCATATTTACAACAATCAAATCAATTATTTGTAACTAGAGTTTTAGGGTTATCAGGATATGACGCAGGACCATCTTGGTCTATTTATACTGTTGCGAATGTTGACCCAACAACTATAGGATTCAAATGTATTAACGCAGAACCTGCTTCACCTGAAACAGATTGTGAACCAATTTGTTTGGAATATGAAACAATTCCTTACATTTTTGATTTTACAGGTTGTACATCAGGAATTAATAGTATTTCATATACTTCTTCTTTACCTGATATTATACAATCGAAATTAACAACTCCATTTGAGTTATTCAACGGAAATATATCAAGTATTGATTCAAATATTAAAAATCAAATTAATCAAGTAATTTTAAATAACTCATTAGTTAATACTTCTGTTTATTTTTATGGGGTGATTGAAGGTAACGATTATGATGGTTTGATTTCATCATACGGTACTACTGATTTAACAAATGTGTATGGTGTTGATGATGTAAGTTCGTCAACGGCTGATTTATCAGACCCTAACAATGACCCATGGTTTTACTCATTATTTAATAATGTAGGTAATTCTGTTTATACAGGTTCATCATTCTATTCAACAATTGTTGATTTCGTAACAACTTCAACTTCATCAAATTGTGCATCTTTTATAAACTATAGTGTTAGTGGTGTAACAGGTGGTATTAATTACAATACAAATACAATTAACGTTGTATTACCATACGCAACTTTCTCAGCAGCGACATTAACAAATGTAATTAGTGATTTTAGTGCATGTACTACAGATATAACTGTTAGTTCAGTACCACAACAAAGTGGTGTGACTGTTAATGATTTTTCAAGTGGTTGTTTAACATATGTTTTAACATCTGAAGATTCTACAGTTATATCTAACTGGACAGTTTGTGTAACAATTGAGAATCCATGTAATCCAGCAACTGCAGGTAACACAGGTTCACAAAATGTTGGAAATATTGTAACATGTTATAGTGGTAGTGTAATGGGTACAATTTATGTGTATTCAGGAACTGCTTATACTGATTTTGACGATTTAGTAGTTGCGACTCTACGTTCAAGAGGTGTTGCAAATTATAATACTGATGACGGGGCAGTGTATGAAGTGTCAGGTTTATCTGATGTTCAAATGGTTTGTACAGGTCCTTATAGTGGAATTAGTACTAATCCATACGCAACATTTGGTATTAACATTACAGGTAAGACAGGTACTCAATATTTCTTTGAAACATCATTTACAAACTCTGACCCAAAATATATTTCTAAAGTATTTGGTTCTTCAAATTTTGGTAAACCTAAATCAATTGTACCATTGTTTGTTGAAGAAAGATATCAAAATTTGTTAAATTATGGATACAAGAAAGGATATGTTAGAGGATTAAATTGTGAATTCATTTCTTTACCTAATGCAAGACAAGGGGTTGATTCAACAACAATTGCTTGGTATTTAGAACAATATCAGTCACCAAGTTCTCCTTGGGTTGTTTCTGAGTTAAGAGGTAATAAAGTTTACAACTTATTTAAATTCACAACAATTGCGGACGGTGATTCAGCGAATATTGAAGTTAAAATTTCAATCGCTAACATGTCGTTTAATAATGGTACTTTTGACGTATTAGTTAGAGATTTCTTTGACACAGATGCAAATCCTGTTGTTTTAGAAAAATTCACTAATTGTAGCATGAATCCAACAGAAAATAACTTCATAGCTCAAAAAATTGGTACTGTTAACGGTGAATATCAATTAAACTCAAAATATGTAATGATAACTATGAACGAAGATGCACCAATAGATGCACTTCCTTGTGGTTTTGAGGGTTATTTAACAAGACAATACGCCGGAGCTAAATCACCATTCCCAATTTACAAAACTAAATATGACTATCCTGGTGAAGTTGTTTATGACCAACCATTTGGTACTTCAACAGGAGCAAATGACGCAAATACAAGTCCTGGAGATAATGTTAGAAGAACTTATTTAGGTATTTCAGATACTATTGGTTATGATGTTGATTTCTATAGTTATAAAGGAAAACAATTACCATTAGATATTTGTAATGATACTACAGGTGATGATTGGGCTTATTTTACCAGAGGTTATCACATGGATATAAACGCTCAATCTATCTTAATACCTGCAGGATTTGCGACTGGAGGACAACCAGCGTTCTACGTTGGAGCATCTCCATTTACTAGTGACCCTGAATCGGCAGATAACCAATATTATAGATTATTTGCACGTAAATTCTCTCTTCTTTGTAATGGTGGATTTGATGGATGGGATATATATAGAGATTATAGAACAAACCTTGATAGATTTGTTTTAGGTAAATCAGGTTATTTAAAAGGAGCTTGTACATCTATAAAATATCCTAACGCCTCAGGATGGGGAGCATTTAAACAAATTACTGTTGGAAACAATAGTACGGATTGGGCAAATACTGATTATTACGCATATTTGTTAGGACAACAAACTTTCGCTAATCCTGAATCTGTTAATATAAATGTGTTTGTTACACCTGGTATTGATTATATTAATAACTCAAACTTGGTTGAAGAAGCTATTGATATGATTGAGTATAACAGAGCTGACTCATTGTATATTTGTACAACTCCTGACTACAATCTGTTTACAACAACAACTTCAGACCCCGCTGAAATAATTTACCCAACTGAAGCGGTTGATAGTTTAGATAATACTGGTATTGATTCTAACTACACCGCAACTTACTATCCTTGGGTACTTACAAGAGATTCGGTTAATAATACACAAATTTATATTCCAGCAACTGCTGAGGTATGTAGAAATTTAGCATTAACTGATAACATTGCTTATCCTTGGTTCGCAACCGCTGGTTATACTCGTGGTATAGTAAACGCGATTAAAGCTCGTAAAAAACTAACCCAAGAGGATAGAGATACTCTTTATAAAGGAAGAATTAACCCAATTGCAACTTTCTCAGACGTAGGAACTGTAATTTGGGGTAATAAAACTCTTCAAGTTAAAGAATCCGCTCTTGATAGAATCAATGTAAGAAGATTGTTATTACAAGCTCGTAAGTTGATTTCGGCAGTTTCTGTGAGATTGTTGTTTGAACAAAACGATTCTAAGGTAAGACAAGATTTCTTAAATGCGGTTAATCCAATATTAGACGCTATCAGAAGAGATAGAGGTTTATATGATTTCCGTGTAACTGTTTCTTCAGACACTTCTGATTTAGATAGAAATCAAATGACAGGTAAAATTTATATCAAACCAACTAAATCTTTAGAATTCATTGATATTACGTTCTACATTACTCCAACAGGAGCATCATTCGAAAATATCTAATAAATTTACTAATAAAACAAACCGGGTAAAACCGGTTTGTTTTTATATTTAATATTATGAGAGTATATTTAATTGAAAATATAAGAGAAGAATTTACACCTGATACTTTATATTATGCATTCGATTGGGATGATAATATCTTAAGTATGCCAACTCAAATTGTTCTTATGGATGATAATGGTGAGGAGGTTTTGATGTCAACTGAAGATTATGCGAAATATCGTTCTAAAATTGGGGTTGAACCATTTAAATACAAAGGTAAATCAGTTGTTGGATACGCCGATGACGCTTATCGATTTTTTTCTACAAAGGGTGATAAAAGATTTTTAATGGATGTGATGTTTGCAAATGAAGGTCCTGAATGGGATAAATTTGTTAATACAGTAAATAATGGTTCTATTTTTGCAATTGTTACAGCTCGTGGTCATAGTCCTTTGGTTATTAGAAAGGCAATCGAAATGATGATTGATTCAAATTATAAGGGTATTGATAAAAAAGAACTTGTTAAAAATTTAAGAAAATTTCGTGAGTTTGCTGAAGAAGACGATATGAGTGACGAAGAATTAATTGAATCTTACATGGATATGAATAAATATTATCCAGTAACTTACAATAGTGGTTCAGCCGCAAAACCTGAAAAGTTAAAAGTGGAAGCTTTAAAAGAATTTTGGAATTATGTAAATTATATATCAGGAGTTTTACATAAACCAGCATATATTAAAAACCTTATTTCAAATAGATTTGTACCTAAAGTTGTATTTTCAGATGATGATAAGAAAAATATTGAATACGCTTCTGAAAAATTACCAGGAAAAAAATTTGATTTTGTATTAACTCAAAAACAAGAGAATAGCTAATATATTAATTAATGTTACTAGTACTAATATTTTAAAAAAAAAATAAAAGTAAATAAAAAAAAAATTAATATATTTATTTAATAAATAATAAAAACTAAAACAAAAAAAATATGGCTGATTTACTGATGAAAATGCCTATACCTTATGAACCGAAAAGAGTAAATAGGTTTATATTAAGGTTTGATTCAACTTTGGGAATTAATGAATGGTTTGTAGAGTCTGCAGCAAGACCTAGTATCAAAATTAACTCCGTACCAATCCCCTTTTTGAATACTGAAACATATGTTGCAGGAAGATTCAACTGGAACACTATCTCTGTCAAGTTTAGAGACCCAATAGGACCTTCAGCTTCACAAGCGTTAATGGAATGGGTTAGATTATGTGCAGAGTCTGTAACAGGTCGTATGGGTTATGCTGCGGGATATAAGAAAAATGTTGATTTAGAGATGTTAGACCCAACAGGAGTTGTTGTTGAAAAATGGGTGTTAGAAGGTACGTGGATTGAATCAGCAAACTTTGATACATTAGCTTATGGTCAAGATGGTTTAGCGACAATTACAACATCTTTGAGAATGGACCGTTGTATACTTGTATACTAATTTATAATAAAAATTTAATAAAAAAAGTTTCTTTATTACTCTTTATAAAGAAACTTTTTTATTTTAATATATTCATATGGATAATTTAAGTGGTTTTACATGTGAAACATGTGGAAAAGTGTTTGAATCTGAAGAAGAATTTGAAAATAGACACAATGAAAGATATACAAAATTAAATCAACCAAAGTCTAAAAAAAATGTTGATTTATAGATATCTTTAGTTATTTTTTTAAAAAAATATTTATGGAACCAAATGTTTATACCGCAGGTCAAGAAAATTTTAATCTACCTCACGATTTATTAAAACTACCTACTGAAGGTAAATTTTATAAAACAAAAAAGAAAAGTGTTAAAATAGGATACTTAACCGCTAACGATGAAAATATACTAATATCAGGTTTAAATAACTCTCAACAACTTATATTGAACTTATTAAGAAGTAAAATATATGAACACGATATTAGACCTGAAAATTTAATAGATTCTGATGTTGAAGCAATTCTTATCTTTTTGAGAAATACATCATTTGGTCCGGAGTATAAATTTGATGTAATTGATACTAAAACTGGTAAGAAATTTGAAACTACAATTTTATTAGATGAGTTAGAATTTAAAAAAGTTGAAAATTTCCCATCAGAAGATGGTACTTTTACCGTTAAATTACCAAAATCACAGTCAACTGTAAAAATTAGACCATTAACTTTTGGTGAAAATTTAGAGATTGATAAAATGGTTGAATCGTATCCGACAGGAAGAGTAGCTCCAAAAATAACTTGGAGATTACAAAAACAAATTGTTGATGTTGAGGGTAATTCTGAACTTGGTTTTATTAGTAAATTTATATCAGAGTTACCTATCATGGATTCTAAGTTTATTAGAAATTTTTTATTGGAAAATGTTCCATCACTCGATTTAAGAAAAAAAGTAAAAACCCCATCAGGAGATATGGTTGACATCGATGTCAATCTGGGGGTTGAGTTTTTTCGCCCTTTCTTCTAATCACAGAACTTATTTATTAGACGGATATTATCTAATGTCTAAATTTTTAAGTACATCATATTCCGATTATATGTCTATGCCGACTTATTCAAGGGAATATCTTATTTCTCAAATCATAAAGCATAATACTCCAAAAAGTGATGGATAAGATATTTATAAGTAAAAAAAATGTTTAGTAACGGTGACGAATTAAATTATAAATCTCTTTATGAGGACCTTGATAAAAAGATAAAAGGATTAACCGCTCAAAAATCTGAGGACGCGACATCTATAACAGATGCGTTGACAAAATTTGCACAAAGGTTAGAGACAAATTTTAATCCTGATAGGATTCAGGAAGCAATGTATGATTTGGATAAAACAAGTTATTCAATTGCTAAAAGTTTTGGTGAAAGTGATTTTAGATTAAATGCTATTAAATCAAGTTTAACTGATGCTTATGTTTCAGTTGCTAAAATTGGTGGTAGTTGGAAAGATATTACTGATACTCAAACTACGTTAATGCAAACATTAGGTAGGAATGTAATTGTAAGTTCTGATATTATATCAGATTTTATTGCGACACAAAAAGTAACTGGTGTAAATGCTCAAACGTTATCTGATAATTTTAAAAACATAGGTATTTCTATGGGTCAAGTAGGAGACCAAATGTTGGGGGTAATGGATAAGGCAAAAAGTTTAGGAGTAAACGCCCAAGCGGTTTCATCTGTTGTTGTTGCAAATCTTGAGTCATTAAATAAATATAACTTTGAAGGAGGAATTGACGGTTTGGCTGAAATGGCCGCTCAAACAGTTTCAATGAGAGTTAATATGAAGGATATGTTTAGCTTCGCGGAAAAAGTATTTAACCCTGAGGGGGCCATAAATATGGCGGCGGCTCTACAAAGATTAGGGGTAACTCAAAGTAGTTTATTAGACCCACTGACACTCTTAGATTTATCTCAAAATGACCCTGCTGAATTAACTAATCAAGTTGTAGAAATGACAAAATCATTTGTCAAACTTAATGAAGCGGGTAATTTTGAAATTGCAAAAGGAGCTAAACGTCAATTAAGAGAGATTTCAGAAGCAACCTCAATACCATATGAAACATTAACTAAAATGGCTTTAGCTAGTGTTGAATTAGATGATAAATTACAAAGAATTAAATTCCCGAGTGATTTTGCAAATGATGATGACAGAAAATTAATTGCTAATTTAGCTGAAAAAGGAAAAGATGGAACATATAATATAACATTTACTGATAAAGACGGTAAAACAGTAACTGAAGCGGTAGATAACTTAAATCAAGAACAATTAAGTTTTTTAGCACAAAAAGAAAAAGAAAGACCTAAAACAATGGAGGAGTTTGCTGAAAAACAATTGGATACTTTAGGTAGTATAAATGCCTCTTTAAACCGTGTAACTAATATTATACCATTGGCACTTGCTGGTTCAACTATTTCTACAGATTTGTTAAGTGTTGGTAAAAATTTTATAAAAGGTATGGCTGAAATTATACCTACAGAAACTGTTGCAAGTACTAAACAATTGAGGGTGATGTTTGATGAATCAGCGTCTGATTTAAGTACCGCTATTAATAAAATAGCATCAGGTGATGGAGGTCTTTCGGACCTAGGAGATGCTATGGGTAAAGTTATAACTAAAATTTCTGGAAAAGGAGCGGAAACTTTTTTAACATCTATAGATAATGCCGCGACAAGTTTATCAAATTTAACAGAAAGTTCAAACGGTTTAGTTAAATTAGTAGGACAATCTTTACAAAAAGTTCCTGGATATGAAAAATTAATAGAAGAATCTAAAAATTTAACAGATAATCAAACAGTAGAAAGTAAAAATGAAACTATTACTGTAAAACCGAAAGATTTTATTTTACAAACTTATGATGAAGATTTTCTTGTTGCTGGAGGCACAAGATTAGGGGAAAACACAATAGAAACTAATAAAAATTCAACATCAGAACAAATACATACGATTAATTTAAATATTTCAGCTCCAAATGGAATGAATGAGACACAGTTTAATGACTCTTTATTCGTACAAGAAATAACTAAAAGTATTGAAGGAGTTCTTACTGCAAATGGTTTATTAAGTCCTGGCGGAAGATTACCTTCACCAAATACAAATTTTCAAACAACACGTAATAAGAAAAAATAATATTATCAGTATTTATATTAAAACGTAAATATGTCCGAAAGTAGTTTATCATTCGCATCAACCTCATCTTTTAGGAATTCACTGTTAGCCAGGAACTTAGCTCCTTATAACGTAGAGGGAGTTTGGACACCACCTGTAAATAATATATCTTACGAAATAACATTAACAGATTCATCTGTTATTGATTCCCCAAATAATTTGATTGCGGATGACCCATTTGCAAATCAATTATATCCTTTGAATGAATTTGGACCTGAAGGTGGGTTTGATACAACAATTACTTATAATGGACCTCCATTACCTGTTAATTCAAATCAAGGACCTTATAACCCAAATCAGACCGCTTTAGATTTAATTAATGAATTCAATATTGATGCTCAATATATTGAAAATAAATATGGTCCTAATGGAGGTTTCCAAGATATGTTTTTTTTGGATACTGTTCAGGTTAATAATAAAATATATTCTCCGTATTGGCAACCACCTAGTTTTTTACCGTCAAATTACACTCCATATGAAATTTTAACCTCAGAAAATCCTGATGGTAACAACGGACCTTTATCACAAGATTCTTTTATTGCTCGTATTGGTGCGGAATCTTTAAGATTTGCATTTGGACAAAGAATTGGGGCGGAAATTTTTCAAAATACTGTTGGTCAAGTAAATTTAGAATCTTTACAAGACCCATTTGAAATTAGTTTATTAGTAACTGGTCAACAACCTTTGGTTTATAGAAATTGGAGAATTACAGTACCTGAAAACCCTATTCTTAGAACTGTAGATTTAATTACTCGATTATCATCGGCTTATTGGCCTGTTTCACCTATTCCTGGTGATTATTTTGATGAGAATAGTGGTGTTCAAAACCAACAAACATCTTTAGCGTTAAATACTATTAATCAATTAACAGGTGGATTTTTAGGACCGATTCTTAATATTAATAGAAATCCATCTGAGATATTTTTAGCAAATACGGGTAATGGACAAAGGTCAGTACTTTTTAGTAATATTGATTACAATAGGTATCAACCACCTTATGATAGAAATTTTGGAGGTATTTTAGGTATCGCTTCTGGTATAGTAAATTTAGCCATTGAAATAATTAATCCTGATAATGGAACTTTGATAGGTGGTTATTATGTTGGTAATAAAACATCTGAACCATCATCAATAACATCACCGCCAAACCAAGTACCTGTCAATGTTTTTGGACAACAAGTTAAATCACCTGTTTACGGACCGTCAGAATTAGGTATTTTATTTGAAGGAAATCAAGAAAATTTAAATTTTACATTTACCCAAGTCCCATATTCAAACGGAGGTTCATTAGATGGTGGATTTACGTGGGTTTCACCTAAATTCCAAGATAATGCGGGATATCATGTTGGACCTGGAGGTGCAATTGGTTCAATTGATGAAGATTTTAATTTAGTATCTTCAAACTATACAAGAGGTCAATCAACTAATTTAACTTTTAAAGGTAATTCTATTTTAGATAATACCCAAAGATTAGTAGAATCTGCAGATAATGTTCAAGGTACTAGTAGACTTAAACATGTTGGAAATGCTATTAATCAAGTTAGTAAAGTTTTTAATGACGGTTATAAAGAAATTACAAAAGGTTCTAAAGTTTTATCATATGTAGATAATACAACTGGTGATGAGAATGGTATTGAGTATTGTAGAATTTTCACTAAAGATACCCCATATTTAGTTTATCGTGATTTACAAAAAGTTGATGGTATTACAACTCAGGGTAGAAGATTCTCACATTCAGTATTAGATAGTACATTTAATTTAAATATAAGTCCAACAAAAAATCCTGGTTCGACTAATATAATTGCAGATGATGCAAAAACAGGTACAGGAGGTTATGCTAAAAAATATATGTTTTCATTAGAAAACTTAGCTTGGAGAACATCAAGTAGACCTGGATATACTTATGATGATTTACCGACATGTGAAAAAGGACCTAATGGTGGTAGAGTAATGTGGTTTCCACCTTATGAACTTACATATAGTGATTCATCTACTGCTAACTGGCAACCAACATCATTTTTAGGTAGACCTGAACCAATTTACACTTATAAGGATACAAATAGAACAGGTAATTTGAGTTGGAAAATAATTGTGGATAGTCCGTCAGTACTAAATGTTATTGTTGAACAACAATTAAAAGGTAAAAGTAGTGAAAAAATAAATTCTATTTTGGATTCTTTTTTTGCTGGATGTGTTAAATTTGATATCTATGAATTAGCTAAAAAATATAACACTATCCCAACTAGTGATTTATACACTTATCAAGAAATTTTAAATAAACCAAACTTAACAAAAGAAGAATACGAAGAGATAGTTTTGGAAATACCTGCAGAACCAAATACAGATGGTAGTGCCGGTTCCGGAACTGAACCAATTCCTAATCTTGGTACTGAGTCAGGCGGAGGAGTTAATAATAGTTCTTTAATAGATAGTTTTAAGACTACGTATGAAGATTTAGGGTTTTATTTTTTTAATGATATTCCTGACCCTAACACAAACAAAGTAATAAGTTCGGTATCGTATCAAGATACCTATGATTCATATACTAATCAAAATTTTATTGATTCGTCTATTATAACATCAAATAATACTTTTAATATAAATGAAGGATTTTGTAAAAATAATGTTGAGTTTTGTGAAAATCAAAAACAAATTAATGATTTTTATAATACAGTAATAATTCCATCATATAAAAAGGCATCATCAGATGATAAAAATTTCATAGATGAAGCTTACGAAATTTTAAGTAACGGATTAGCAAAAATTTCAATAGAAATGGTTGGTTCAGCCTCAGCGACCGCAACTGTTAATTATAATAAAAATTTGTCTGTAAGAAGAATCGACTCCGTAGAAAAATTCTTTAAAACATTTGATAATGGAAAGTTATTACCATTTTTTGAAGATGGTTCATTTAAAATAGTAAATAAAGCGGCTAAAGGAGAAATTGAGACGATTGCTATACCAAAGATGGCTGATGGGTCAACAGGTAGAGAAGTGAATTGTAATACAGATATAAGTGGTAGTGATGGTGTTACAAGTAATTCACAAATATATGCAGTTGATGCGATGGCTTGTAGAAGAGTAAAAATTTCAAAAATTAATATTGAAAGTCTTATTCAAACACCTACCCCTACAATAGAATTAATTGAACAAGAAACTATTCCTAACCCAGATGTTCCTGAAATTACAACAATAAAAATTCCACTTAAAACACCTACTCCTAAATCAACTAAAACAATTGTACAAAAATTAAAAGAAAATTTAGGGAAAAGAATTTTGAGAAATCTTTTAACTGAATGTGATTATTTTGAAGTAATAAAAGAAAATGTTCCATTTGTTTATGATTCAATAAGAGAAAAAATAAGATACTTTAATCCTGCTTTTCACTCAATGACACCTGAAGGTCTTAACTCAAGACTGACTTTTTTAAATCAGTGTTTAAGACCGGGTGAGACAATACCAATAATAGGTTCGGATGGAAAACCAAGAATTAATGACTCTATTAATACATCATTTGGGGCTCCACCTGTATTAGTTTTAAGAATTGGGGACTTTTTTAACACAAAAATTATTCCTAAAAACTTACAATTTCAGTATGAAAATTTTGATTTAAATCCTGAAGGTATAGGAATTCAACCAATGATTGCTAAGGTTACACTTAGTTTTGATATTATTGGGGGAATGGGTATAGCAAAACCCGTTGAAGAACTTCAAAATGCATTATCTTTCAACTATTATGCTAACACTGAAATTTACGATGAAAGAGCAACATCAACTGAAGATACTACTGCTATAGATAAAGAATTGGCTCAACTTTTAGGACTTACACCTGAAATAACAACTAATATATCAAATACTGGATTTTCACCACAACAACAAAATGAAGGTGGGTCAATTATTGGTGAAATTATAACAACAGTACCTATTGAAGGTGGTTCGTCTGGTGAAACTTCTTATCAAAAAATTATGGATAATTTATTATTGTCTTCTAAATCATATTTTGAAACAATACCAAATAAACTCCAAGAAATTAATGATAAATACAATTACGGAATTGTTCAAATGATTAATCAAGACAGATATTATATTAATGGTGATGTAAAATCTAATGGTGATTCAGTACCTTGTAGAATATATGGTGTACCATATCAAATTGAACAATCGGTTAAAAATTTATTTGATAAAGTAATTGAAGATATTGAAAATGATACAAATCCAATTATGGATAAGTTAGTTAATGATTTTAACTTTTTTGAAAGTGATTTAAGACAAGTAAGAATAAACATGGTGAATTATGTTAAAGAACTTCAAAATGTTATGAATAATGATTTAACTTTAATTATTCAGGATATGTCTAGTTTCCAACAAACATTTGTAAGATTTATTCAAAAACTAAATATTATTGATAATCTGACTGATGGTAAAATTAATTCGGTTGGAACGGCTAATGTTTATACATTATCAGGTTTAGATGGTGATAATGTGAGTCAAAGTTCATCTCAAGTGTCAAATACGTATGAAGAATTTTATTCTGATTATTTTGATTTTGGACAAACAATTGATGAATTTTATGATTTTTGTGTTAACCAAAATATAATAACAAATGATTACCCAAGTGTTGGTGACATATTTTTGTTAGGTGATTATTTTACTGATGATATTACGTATAAATCATTCTATATGATTATAGGAAGAATATTAAGTAACTCAAATACTAAAGAAAATTTTATTTCGTCAATTATAAGTGACACATTAACAAGTGTTGATGAACCATATAATTTACAAAATAAATTTAAAAATATAACTAACGATTTAGCTAGAGATTATAAAAAAGAAGTTGAAAAGGGTGATGATTTATTTAAAGACTTTAAGGGAGATAATGATTATATTGAATATAAAGATGGTTTAGATGTTAAAATGTTTCCGGCTGGAAAAACTCGAAAATTCTCATATACCACTGTTGGAGGAACGGAACAACAAAAGACGGAAATACAAAATCTTTATAAATCTGAGAATACAAATAATGACACATCAACTTATTTAGGAAAAGTAAAATTTAATAATTAATTATGGCATTTCAGTATTATAATAGATATAACAATTTTTCAATTGATGGTAAACAAACTGTTGTACCATATATTACTTTACCATCAAAAACTACCGATAAAAGATTTATATATAAAGTTAATCAATCCAGATTAGATAAAGTTTCGCAACAATATTATAATTCACCGACATTTGGATGGTTAATTATGATGGCAAATCCTAATTTTGGTGGACAAGAATGGAATATACCTGATGGTGCGATATTGACTATTCCATTTCCTTTAATAACTTCTTTACAAGATTATAAATCAGCATTAGATAATCACTTCTTTTATTATGGTAGGTAACTCTGAAAATATTTTTGTCGATTATGATTATAATAATATTATAGTAGTTGACCCAAACAAAATCGTTGACATTGACGGTAAAGTAAAAGAAAGACATGTTAAAGTGGAAGATTTGGTTATGTACGCAAATCTTGAGTGTGATATTTTACCTAGAACTAAATTAGCTGTCGGTGCAGGTAACAATAGTGATATTCAAACAATTTCAATTGCAAAAGTTAACTTTTTAAAACCTGGTGGTAAAACTTTTTTAGATAATTCTTATACTAATGAAATAACAGGTTTAAATTCTTTAAAGGGATTAGGTGTTAATCAACCTAAAGTCGAAAGTATAAAAAACCCATCTAAAAATGATGATTATTTCTATAGACAGTCAACATATTCAGAAGGTAAAGAACAAAGTGTTGATAATGGTCTTTTAGGTATCGTACAAATAGGGATTAATACGGACATGTCTTTCATGCCTGTAATTGATATTACTTTAGAGGACGTTAAGGGAAAGGCTTTATTTGAAGGTGGTGATAGCTCACCATACGGGTGTTTTTTCAATCTCCCATACCCTTTGTTTAATTTAACAATTAAAGGATATTATGGTAAAGCGTTAAGATTACCGTTAATGTTACAAAGTTTTACTTCTGATTTTAATAGTTTAACTGGTAACTTTACAATTAGATTAAAATTTTACACATACAAATATACAATATTAACTGAGATAAGTTTAGCTGGACTTTTAGCCGCTCCACACATGTATAAATCAACGTTAAGAATTGAACCTAAAAGTGAAGGTCCATCACAGTTTAAAAAAGTTGATAATAGTGTAGTTGAAAGAGGTTATGAAAAAGTAAAAGAACTTTATAGTGAATATAAATCTAAAGGATTAATTCCTGAAGATTTTCCTGAAATTACTGTTCCTCAGTTAAGAAATAGATTAGAAAATTTTGTTAAAAATATTACAGATTCTTTAACTAAAGAAAATTTAGACCCATTGACTAATTGTGAGAGTTATGTTAAAAATTTACAAGAATATCAAAAAGAAGTTTATTATTATCAAAACGGTAAATCTTGGTTTGATAAGTACATGGATGTTGAAAATTTTTACGTTTTAAAAAATTCAAAAATTAAAATCTATCCATTTAAAAAACAATTTCAAACAGAACAACAAAAACAAGATGCGTTAAGTGAACTTAAAGAGTTAATAAGTAAATATGGTGATGACAAAAAAGGTTTATTAAATGGTAATATTACATTAGGACAAAACGGAAGTTATGTTATTAATAATAAATCTCCAAAATCTTCACAAATTACTGTTGATATTGACCTTGATACATTTGTGATAGATTTAAAATCTAATGATGTTGATTTAACTGAAACTTATATACAAAGAAACGGTGGAAAACAACCAAATTCTGCGGATACTGTTAATCTACAAAGTCAATTAGATGATACTAATAATTTTAATACTGGAAATATAAAAACTTCAGAAGGAAATAAAATACCGCAATTTACATATTATTATTTTGAAGGAACTAAATCTTTTATTGAAAAAACTAATAATATTTCCAAATTAGCTCAGTCTTACAAAGAAGAAATACAAAAAGAATTAACTTTTGCTCTTTCTGAATTATTACAAGATAAAAGTAAAGGTATTGGATTTGTTCCTAATATTAGAAATGTTTTAGCGGTTATTTTTGCTAGTGGTGAAGCTTTTTTGAGATTATTAGATGATGTTCATACTAAAGCTTGGGAGTTAAATAATAATACAATTAGAAAAAATGCTATTTTAGGAGATAAACCTAGTAGTGATAATTTAAATGACGGTCTTGGTGAGGATACTCCAATTTATCCATGGCCTCAATATATTGTTGCAACAACTTCAAATGATAATAGAGAAAAATATGAGATTAGGTATCCTGGTGAAAGTGATGTTGTTGAACAAACACAAGGTTATCTTTATGAATATTGGCCTGAGATTGAATTTGTTGAAGAATTTATAAGAGCTTATGTTGAAAAAGTTTCTCAAACAGATACTGATACGGAAACTGGATTTAATCAAACCGAAGATGTTAAAAGATTAACACTCAATGCTATTGAATTCCCTATAGGGACTGATGTTTATTCAAATAAAGAAGAGATTAAATTTTTATTTGAGATATTTGAAAGACTTTTTTATGTTTCATCATATTCAAAACTTAATAGAATAAATTATGATGTTTCTGAATCGGATAAAATTACAAGTTTAATTTCCGATACTGAAAAAATAAATTTATTAAATAGTTTGTCAAATGATAATCCGTTTCTTATACAAAAACTTCAAAATTACGGATTTAATTCCTCAAATTTTTTATCAATTTTAGAACAATTCTCAAATGAAGGACAAGGACAAAGTTGGCAAAATTTTATAAGGGGAATTTATAATACTAGTTATATAAAAAATCAAACAGATAATTTATTATTTGAATTTATAAATCAAGAAGTTTTAACAGATAAAAAAAGTCAACCTATTGTTTCTTTAACTAATGAAAACGATATTGTAAATTTAATTTCTAATTCAACTAAATCTAATAAATTTGATTTAACTGACACTTATCCATTTACTAATTTTAATTGGGTAAAATCTAACTTAGCTGATGGTAAATCAATACAAAATGTTGATTTATCTTTTGATACCAAAAAAGTATTAAATTTTAACACTCTTAATAAAGTTATATGTAATTTTTCTCAAACAACGTTTAATGCAATCGGAAAACCGTTTAGTAACTTTTTGATGGAGACAATTAATGAACCAACAGGTTACGAAACAAGTCTAACAGATTTTTATAACTCAAGAGTTTACCAATATCAAAATGTTACTGAGGGAGACGTTCTTTACGGTGACTATAGTGGAAACGTAACGTCCCTTCAAACTACATCTATGTTAAACACACCATTTTTTACAAATGCAATACAAGAAGGTGTTGAAAAGTTTAGAAACTATGATACATATCCTTTTGTATCTGCGGCATATTTGTTTATTAATAGTTTACCAATTGCGACATTAAGGGAAAAATATAAAACTTATGAAAATGGGGCAACAATTGATTTAGATTATATTTTTGCGACACTTAAAAAGTTTGGGGCTATCCATAAGGTACCTTACTCTTGGATGGTTAAAATAGGTTCAATTTGGCATCGTTATAAAAAATATACAGAAACAGGTTTTGATATTATTAATTCTTCATGGTCATCTTTTGATAAGGTTGCTAACTACGACCCAATCACAAATGACCCAACAAAAATTTATTCATTAGATATAAATGGTTCTGCGGTTGATATTATATTAGAAAAAAATACAGTTATTGGGTCTGAAACATCTACAGTTATAAATGTTGGGTTTTATCCAAAACTTATTAATGATTTTAACGTTTTTTACCAAGGATTTAATATCATTGATTTTACATACACAGAAGTTGATATTCAAAATGCATTTGCTTCAGGATTAACACTTAATTATGTTGATAGTGCGGTTATTAATTTAGCTGAAGGATTTGACCCTAATGATGATTTGAGAGATTTGAAAATAACACCTTGGTCAGTATCAGTTAACACTTTAGATTCAAATTATGAATATCCGTTTCCGTCTGAGGGTAGTTTAATAAATCAAACTAAAAACGAGTGCTTTAATTCTAATGGTCAGATTACCAATGAAGTTTTATCTAATAACTCGGTTTACGATGGTTCAGTTAGAAATTTTTGGTCATTACCTCATTATGGTTATTTTGATATTTCAAAAATAGTTAAACCTTCACCCGAAGAATATCTTAAAACAATTTTCACTGAATCGTCAATTCAATCTAATTTTTCATTTAATAAAAATGGATATGAGTATACAAAAATAAGTGAAATGTTCTCTATTTTTGAAAAACAAGTTTTAGACAGATTTGAAATAGAATTTTTAAATTTTTCTAAAACAGTTTATGATTATGAAAGTAATTTGGTTTCGAATTCTGAAACAGAAACAGAGTTTGGGTTCAAAAATTTTCAGTACATGATGAGACAAATGATGAAAGTTCCAAAACAAACGGGACAAACTGGTGCTGAAGTAGTAAAAAATATTTTACAAAAACAATTTATAAGTGTTAATGATTATTTAAAACAATTTTTAAATTACGATGTTATTTTTAAATTTGGAAACCCGTCAAGTTTTGATAAAAAATTATTTTATTCATTTTCAAATTTACCTTTAGTTGATAAATTTGACCCCGATAGTTATCAAACTACAACACCTAATTCACTTCCGGTTAATGGTGGTAACGTTACATTATTACAATCACAGATTAATTATCCAAATGAGTGGATTTCTTTAAAAACTTATGTTGGTTTTTCTGAAATTCCCGAACTTACATATAGTGACAATGGTTCATATATCACAGATTTCTTTATTGATTTTAATATTGCATTTACTGTTAATAATATAAAGTTGTTCGCTCCTATAATTAAAATGTACGCAACTCAAAAACTTAACGGTACACAATCTAATCAAATCCAGTCCCAAATACCACCTGCTTCTTTTGTAACTTTAACAGTTGCTAGTGCTAATTTAGAAGGTGGGTATCAAATTTTAATTAAAAAGGGGTTTGAAAATTCTGAACCTAATTTATGGCCGTTATTATTTGATGAAAATGGAATTCAAGTTTATGAGGGTATACATAATTTTTATTTCCCACCATCAACTTGGAATGATGTGTGTCAACAACTTATAAATGATACAATAATTAAAGTTTTTGGTTCATTATCTACAAATCCGTTAGCCCCACAATATATTGTAACACAACAAATTGATGCGTTTACTAATTATCCTGTTACAAACAATCCGAATAATAAAATAGGTAAAGAAAAGTTTTTTGAAGTCATGACAAATTATTTACTTGTTATTGAAAACTTTCTTAATAAATCACTAAATAATTTATTGATAAGATTAAGAGTTGATTTACCAAATATTACAATTCAAAGTCAAAAAATTAATTCAAGGTTACAAGGACCACAAACTAAAGTTGAATTGTGGGAATCTTTTAAAGCTACAAACGACAAATGGATTTCAGGGACAGATTTTAAAAGTAAAACATTATTTGAAGATGTTTTAATTTTAGATAGGGCTTCAAGGGATATTGGTAGTAAAGTTTTAGTTGATGTTTACGAATTGAAAAATCAATTATCAGATATGAATGTTAAAAGTAATATGTTATATTTGGTAAATGAAATATTGTCACATAACCACTTTGTTGTTATGAATGTACCTGCTTATATGAACTTTTATAATGTTCAAAATGCTACAAAAAATCCTATACCTAAATTTGAGGGAACTAACGATTTTGCTAATAGTTTATTCGGTAGTTTTTTGAATGTTGATTATCGAAATTCATCAACAAAAATGGTTTGTTTTTACGGTGGAAAATTAAGTGAATATTTAGATATTAAAAGTGTTGATTTTAGATATAAAAATGATGCGTTTGATTTAACAAAGGATAATCCTTTAATTGAAAATCAAATAGGTAAAAATGATTGGGATAAATCTAATAGAGTAGTTGGTTTTAATGTTGATATAGGTACTCAAAATCAAACAATATTTAAAGGTTTCAGTGTATCTCAAAATAATGGACTATCAACTGCGGAAAGTTTAGCTATTTTAAATGAAATGGCTAATCAGGCTGGTAATCGAGGTGGAGCAACTCAAAATCTTTCATTATATAACTTATATAAAAATAGAAGTTATGCTTGTAGTATAGATATGCTTGGTAACGCTATGATTCAACCAACAATGTACTTTAATTTAAGGTATGTACCAATGTTTAGTGGACCTTATATGATTACAGGGGTTAGACATACTATAGTACCTGGTAATTTCTCAACTACAGTTACAGGTCAAAGACAACCTATATATTCTTTACCACAATTAGATGAATACTTACAAAGTATTAAAACAAATTTATTAGAAGGTATTTTAGAGAAAGTTAAAAAATCTGATGTGAGTGAGTCGGCACCTAATACAGGAATTAATCAAAATGCTCAAACAAGTAATATTGAAAATAGTATTCAAACAACCAATGTCGCTAGTAATCAAGTAACACAAAGTTGTATTGATTTACTTTCAAGTGAATATGATTATAGCCCAAGTGATAATCCAAAATCTACAAGTTTATCTTATGAGATTATGGTTAATAATATCACAAATTCAACTTCAGATGTATTACTACAAAAGATTATTTTTGCAACTTTTTATATACAAAGTGGTAACTTTAATAACAGTGGAGCATTCCAAAAATTTAATAGTTGGGAAAATAATTATGGTAAAATAACTTTAAATCAATATTGGGGCGGAAGCTCAAGTTATTTTGGTGATGATAAAAAGTTTTGGTGTAGTAGTACATCAATACCAATGGCAAGTTTTTCTAATGTAAGAAAATCAGTCGACTTTTTAGTTGCTAGATGGGCGTCAAGAATTGTAACTACAAGTGATACTCCTGAAAGTATTTCAGACTTTATTTCATTGAATTGGAATAAGAGTAATGTTAGTGAATCAATATCAGTTTCTGAGACGAATAACTCTAATTTAACAATTAATTATGTAACTATTGTTACCGAAGCTTTGGAATTATTTAATTCAATTACAAACAGATAATACTTAAACATTTTTGGTTTATTAGATATTTATAAAAAAATGTAATTATGAATACAAAAGATTTATTAGACAAATATTTGGGAAAGAATTCTAGAATTTCAGAAAGAGATACTGGAAACGGTTATAAAGAAGTTTGTGATTTAGACACAGGTGATTGTTATACTGTACGAATGAAAGATGGTTTAATTGAAAGATTTGACCATTCAGTACAAAAATCAAAAAGAATACAAGTAGAAACCACTAAAGGGATTAAACAATTATTAAACGGATAAAATGAAAATCGATTTACAAATTTTAGAAGAATTAAAAAGATATAATCAAATAAATGATTATATTTTGGAACAAGAAGTAGCTTTACCACCAGCTCCTGGTGGGGATGCGGGAGCACCTGTTCCACCACCCGCGGATGCACCTGTAGATGCTGCTGGAGCGGCTGCAACACCACCACCTCCGACACCTAATGAATCTCCGGCACCTGTTGATACGAATACTGACCCTGATGTTGAAAAGTTAGATGATGAAGGTAAGTCTGAAGAAAAGAAAGATAAAAAGGGTGAAGAAATTGAGATAACCGATTTAGTAAAATCTCAAAAAAATATCGAAGATAAACAAGAAGAATATTTTGATAATTTATTCAAACATTTAGGTGATTTAGAAGATAAATTATCTAATATGGATAATATTTTAGATAAACTTAATGATTTAGAAAGTAAAATTGAAAAATATAGAGTTAAAACACCACAAGAAAAATTGGAATTAAGAACGCTAGATTCTGGTCCATATAATCAGAAACTTTCAGATTTTTTTGAAGATAAAGAAGATGACTTTGAAAAAACTGGAAAAAATGAATATGTTTTAACTCAAAAAGAAATTTCAGATTATTCACCGATTGACATTAAAAAAAGCTTTAGAGATTTTGGTGATGAAAACATGGGTGATTTTGTAAACGTAAGATAAATACACGGTCTTCGGACCGTTTTTTTATCTAACTCATTTGACTATACTACGGCTGACACTTATAATTAGTAAACAATTAAATTAACACATATGGCGACAAACAATTCTCTAGACGCTGTTCTTGCACAGTACGAACAAGCGACAAAAGGTGGTTCATCTTCTACCTCAATGACACAAGATGAAAGAATGAAAAAATACTTTGCAGCTATCCTTAAGGATAACGAAAAACAAGGTCAAAAAAGGTTACGTATTCTCCCTACAAAAGACGGCTCATCACCTTTCAAAGAGGTATGGTACCACGAAGTACAAATTGATGGAAAGTGGAATAAAATTTACGACCCAGGAAAAAACGACAATGAACGTTCACCTTTGACCGAAGTTTATGAAGAACTTATGTCAACAGGTAAAGAGTCGGACAAAGAACTTGCTAAACAATATAAACCAAGAAAGTTTTATATTCTTAAAGTTGTTGACCGTGATAACGAACAAGATGGAGTTAAGTTTTGGCGTTTTAAACACAACTATAAAAACGAAGGAATTCTTGATAAGATTATCCCAATTTTTAGAGCTAAAGGTGATATAACAGACCCTGAAAAAGGAAGAGATATTATCTTAGAATTAACTAAAGCTAAGACCCCAAAAGGTGCTACATACACAGTTATCCAAACTATTATGTATGATGACCCAACGTCGGTTCATGAAGATAAAGCGACTGCTGATTCATGGGTTAACGATGCGTTATCTTGGTCGGATGTTTATTCTAAAAAACCTGTAGAATACTTGGAAGCGATTGCAAGAGGTGAAGTACCTCGTTGGGACTCTGATGCTGGTAAATATGTTTATGGAAATTCTGAGGAATCTCTTATTTCTATCGGTGGAAACACACCAATAGTTGACCCACAAGCTGGCAACGAACCTGATGGTGATTTACCATTCTAATATTTAAGAGTTTGGACATCTACTTAGACAAGGTGTCCAAACTCTTATTTTTTAACAAATTTTTAACTAACACTTAGACATTAATGGCAATTAAGAAAAAAGAAATTGGATTAGATTCTATTAAATCCAAATTTTCATCAAAAACAAAATATAAACCTGAAAGTTACTACAATTGTGGAGATGCTTTCATGGGTGCGTGTGGATTACCAGGTCCTGTTATGGGTGGTATAAACATGTTTTTAGGTCATTCTAATTCATCTAAGACGACTGCGATGATATTAGCTGCGGCTGATGCTCAGAAAAAAGGACATTTACCTGTTTTCATTATTACAGAAAAAAAATGGTCTTGGACTCACGCAGTTGAATTAGGTTTATCGGCATCTCAAAACTCTGAGGGTGAATGGGACGGTGATTTCATTTTTAACGATAGTTTTGACTATATTGAACAAGCTACTGATTTCATTAATGAAGTATTGGACGCTCAAGAAAAAGGTGATTTACCATATAATTTACTATTTTTGTGGGATTCTGTTGGAAGTATTCCTTGTAAAATGACATTTGAAGGTAAAGGTGGAAAAATGCACAACGCTTCTACACTTGCTGATAAGATTGGTATGGGAATACATTCAAGAATTAGTAAATCTAAAAAAGAAGAGTATCCTTATTATAACACAATGGTAGTTGTAAACCAACCTTGGGTAGATTTACCTGATAACCCATTTGGACAACCTGAAATCAAGGCAAAAGGTGGTGAAGCGTTATGGTTAGCATCTGCTTTAGTGTTCTTATTTGGAAATCAGAAAAAGGCTGGTATTAATCATATTACTGCGACAAAAAATGGTAGAACTGTTCGTTACGCAATTAGAACCAAAATCTCTATTTTGAAAAACCACGTAAATGGTTTAGGTTATAGTGATGGTAAGATTATTGCCGTACCACAGGGTTATATTTCAGATACTAAAGAGGCTTTAGAAAACTACAAGAAAGAATTCTCACAGTATTGGAACGCTGTTTTAACAGGTACTGGTGAAATTCTTCTTGACGAAGAAGTTGTTGATGAGTCTGACATCTAAAATTAAATTAAGTGATTAAAACACTATTAATTGACGGTAACAATTTATTAAA